TATCTAGAATGATTTACATATAAGTCATATATAGCTTGTGGTCCTCTATGACCTTTCCAATCAACATCTGCACTTATGTGAGCCACTCTGACACAGTCATCATACTTTTCGAATGCTACTTCTACTTTATTAACTTTACTTACCATTTTTTTCTCCGTTGTTTGTGTGAAACTTTATTGTCCCACACTTATATAATATCACATCTAATATGTGATGCAAGTCTTTTTTTATTTTTTTTGCAAAAAAAAAGAGAGCCGAAGCTCTCTTTAATTTTCTTATTTATGTTGCTAATTAGTATGTTCTATCGATAAATGCAATCGCATCTTTAAGAGTATTAGCTCCATCGTGCCACTCAATTTCAGTGTTATCACTATTTGGAATTGCAACCTCTGTTCCAATATTCCAGTGCACATAAGGTTTATCTACACCAGCATCTTGTCTATCGATTATATAACCTTTGTACTTATATAAGCCGTTGTATATTTTTATTTTTTTTTCCATTTTTTTCTCCGTTGTTTGTGTGAAAAATCATTTTCTCACACTTATATAATATCACATTTTACTAGTGATGCAAGTCTTTTTTTATTTTTTTTCAGGAGTTACATCAATGATATTTGATGCATCTTTTATCTTTCCTTCGAGCTCTTCTAATCTTTTTTCTAATTGTTCTCGATTCATTCCTTCAAGAGTATTATGAGTAATTTCTTTTTTATCAACAAACATACCTGCCATTTGCCCAGCTCTATACTCTGCATTAATAGCTCCTGTGTATTGACCTTTAATCTCTGCTCCATTTCTCAGTCTCTCAAAGATCTTAAAACGCCTTAATTTATCTTTATCGTATTTTTCCTGTTCTTTTGACATTCTTTTTTCAAAGTATCTACACACATGGGGATTTAAGTCAGGGTTTAACAATCTACTAGCCTGTTCATATGGTTTACCTCTCTCTGATGTATAGCCAGCTTTTGAAGCTGCATCGGCTTTTGATATGTTTCCCCAATTCTCAACAAGAATATCAACAAATTGTCTTTGTTGAACTGTCAATTCTGTAGTAGATTTTAATTGATTTGGTTTTCTAGGCATTAATTATCGTAGTCCAATAGTATTTCTTGATTTTTTTTTATGTTTTTTGTAGTCAACAAATTATAAATTATATAGTCATCCCAACTTTCCTTAACAAATAATTTACAATTATTGGCTTTACTATGGTTAACAAAACCTCCAAGAGGTGTTCTGACATAACCAAAAATCATCGGTACTTTAATATGTGTAGATCCTAAATCAATACCCTTCATTATATTTGTTCTTGCAAAAATGCCATGACCATCAATTTTACTTTTATCAATTTTTAAATTTTCAGGTAGGGGACTATAATAAAATCTATTCATTTTTAAATTAACCATATTGCAAATACAGTAGAATTAGTTTTTCCAAAATTCTATAATATATTTACTTAAAAAAAAAAAAAATAAAAAAAAATGCATATTTTACCTCAAAAATTTTAATTTTTCCTATTTTTTAGGAATTTTTCCTAAAATTTTCCTAAAACTTTTTGTCTTTTTTCCTTGTTTTCTGCTACTTTTCCTAGTTTTCCCAAAATATAGTCCTATTTTACCTTTTTACTTTTTTATTTTTTTTTCTAAGGAACTGTATTATAGAAAACTGTCAAAAATCATGTATTATTAATTTATGGATTTATACTGGCTCGAGTTCCTTGCAGCGTGTACAGCGATCATTAGTATCTATGTCTATGGTAATGGATCATATTTAGCACCAATCGTGGGTCTTGGCTCTCAGGTTATTTGGATATGGTGGTGTATTGAGATGGAATTGACAACGATGTTTTTACTCTGCCTGGCAATGGTATTGACACATCTGAGAAATTTGAAGGTCATGGGAACAACTACAAAGCTTCAAGAATTATGGAATCGGTATAAGAGGTAGCTGTATCATGAATTTCTCTTCTGAGCTCGTCTAATCGTCTCCTGATCATCTTTTTTTGCTCTACACTAATATCACAAAACAAAACTTTATAGATTTTATTATACTCTGCCCAACGCACTTGTTTTTTAGTAAAGGCAATTACTTTTCGTTTTAATGCACTGATGTAATGTTCTTTCATTTCTTCAGGATCGAGTAATGCCCATTCACAAACTTCTCTATAGTCTCGTGATTCTTGGAGAATCCAATTATGAGCTTCGATCTTTTGCACTGATGATTTTCTATCAGAGAGCGTGATCATTGTATCATCAAAGGCGTTTATAACGACAGCACGCCATAATTTATTTTCAGGATTCAGTCTTTTATCGATCACGGATCGAGTAAAGCTCAGTCCCATTAATTTATATAGATAAGGAGATGAGCTCATTAGTGAGCAAAATTTTTGACTAACTCCCTCAAAATCTTTTTATAATTAGCAAGAATGCTTTTGTCGGTTTTTTTCATTGCTCGTAGTTTTAGGTAATCGACATATAAACTTTCCATTAATTCGTGTCTTTCGTCAGGTGACATGCTATTAGGATCAACAAGAAAAGATACATCCTCATGTTCGAGAAGATTTTCCCATTCAAATTTATTACTAGACATAACCATAGTATACCTCAGTCAAAAACTACTTACTATTCACACTCTTTACTTTTTTTTATAGATTGTGGGATCGTAGCCGTTTAAATTAAAATTAAAATTGTTGTCTCGTTGATATTTGATGTTCTTGGATTTGAAGGTGGGTAATTGACTATCGCAATTAGGACAAACAAATCGAAGATTTTCAAGCCTATTATCTTTTTTTACCCCATTTATGTGGTCAAGTACAAGCGATAAATTTTTTTTATTCCATTCACCTTTATTTCCACAGACCTGACATTCGTAAGGAAGCAGTTTTTCCTGAATGATTCTATTCTTTAAATGCGTATAATTTTTATAGCTTGAGTTTTCGACAAACAGCTTTTCGTTAGGTATTCGTGTGTATTTATTAGCCAAACGCTTTCTCCCATTTGTATAGGATAAAGGTTCGTGGTTCATGTGTCTAGGTCAGTGTCTTTTGATTTTTTTAAAAACAATACTGCAATAAGGACATCTAACCTCGTCAACTCCTTCAAGTGACAAGTAAATAAGAGGATGACCTCCTGAGTCTTCACCCCTGCAACATACTGTTTTTTCATTAAAGACTTCTATTATTTTCATTTATACTTATACGCAAATATTAATTTTTTTTCTCCTTTAAGGTACTCTTTTTTTAACCAATTCTCGCCTTTTCTTCTTACTGTTATACCTTGTGTTTCTCCTAAAAGTTTCCAATTATCAGCCTTGTAAACAGCACCTGTTCTTGGTGGTTCAACAAAGGTAATTAAACCAAGTAAATGAGTTTTATACTTTTCATAATAATCTTGATTAATTTTATTTCTAAATAATTTAAGTATTTTAGTTCCTAAATTTTTATCATTTAATTTTTCAACAATTCTAAATACATTATTATTCAAAAAATTTAAATCGTCTTTAACTTTAAAATATTTTCTAAATAATAAATAATTTAAGGGTGGAGATGCTCCACTAATAATGCCTATTGGAGAGTGTCCATTGTAAATTAAATAATTAATTTGCCTTCCTACAATTCCTTTACTTTGTGGATAATGTTCTATGTACCATTTAACAAATAAGTCATTGGATTTTTTAACACGCTCTAATTTTAATCCGTCATTAAATAAACCTAACGGAATAGATGTATTTTTATTATACACCATTCCAGAATGACCCTTTATACCTGTTTTAGATTTTTCAATGCAAGTTTTACACTTTAACTTCCCAAAAGTGGAATACACTTTAGTTTTAGCTCCACATACACTGCAAGTCATTGGGTCCGTGCTCCTGAGTGACCTGAGCCACCACAGGCATTACACACATAAGTCGTATCTATTTCTTTATCTTTAAACCTGTCAGGACGGATATAACCATTGCCATGACATTCTTCACAAACTTCATAAACTAAAATTCTTTTTTTTAAATTCATTCTTTTTCCTTCGTTACACATTGCTGTTTATATTTTGTATATCCAAATATATCTAATGATGGGTTTTTTGGATCTGCTTTTGACCATCCTTTGTCAACCCATACACAAGTATATTCTCTTTCATTGTTTTTCTTTTGCACAAAAAAATCGGCATTGCTCCATGTATATAGATTTATTACTAATCCTACAATTAATGTTTCCATTATTACTCCTTATCGTTTATTTGATCCCATTTGTTTAATTTATATTTTTTAAACCAAGTGACAGGGTCATTGCACTTAGCTGCTTTTATTTTTTTATTTGGATTTTTATTTTCAAAGTCTTCAACAAGTTTTGTAATGGCTGTTTGACACTCCACATATTTAAAATTAGAAACATGTTTCATTGTCAATTTGTTATTGTACTCTATCCAAATAGTTAAAATAAACCAATTAAACATCAATACCTAATTTCTTTCGTGCTTTTTGTCGTATGTTGAAAGTCTTTTCGTCATAACATCCCCATCCTTGAATGTCGATGTCATTTTCTTGCTCATACATTTCGACCTTATCCCAAATTTCATCTATGATACAAGCTTCAACTTCACCATAAACAATCTCTTCACCAGTATAAAGAAACAGTAGTAAAATCCACTTCATTTTATCTCCCTACAAAAAACTCTAAAATGATCATCAAAATGGTCACACTTAGTTACTACAAGTGCTTTCATTTTATGACCACCATATTCAAAAGTTGTATCTGTTCTTATAGGAATTCTCGTAGGTATAGAAACATAAATACCTTTTTCATAATCTTCATGAGGTTGCTCATCGTCTCTATAACCTGTAGCATAATTTTTATTATCCATATAAACTAAAAATTGTGCCCATCTAAGTTTAGTCTCTGGCATTGGATTTTTTTCCTTTTTCTAAAAGATGTTGAGAAAAGGCTTCATAACTTGTGCCCTCTTTTTGAGCTTGATAACGAATTGTTTCATCAATCATTTTACTAATCATATTATTAGGTCTTCTATATTTTACTGAGCACAGACCTTTTAATTTGTAGTAACAATCTTTTCTTATAGCAACTGTATGCCATTTTGTAGTATCCATATTTTTTCCTTATTTAAAATTAATATCAATTTTAAATATATATGACTAAATGTGATAGTGCAAGCTAATTGACATCTTTTATAATCTTTTTTATACTTTATTATGAAAGGAAGTGAAAATGGCAATAGCTGAATTGTTACATGCTAAGATGTCTTTAGAATCTAAGTGGAATGCCATGTATAATGAAAGTGGTGTTTACTCCATTGAGATGAAAGATATCGAGAAAAAAATTGAAGCCATAAAGCAAGCTTTGGTACTAGCCGATATAAGAGAAGCTAAAGCGAAATACTAACTCGCTTCACCAAAGTCTTTGCCTAACGCAACATCTACTACACTTGGAACTCTTAGTTTCACGCCATCCTCCATCACTGTCTTTATTTTCTGGGCATGCTCCTCAGAAGAAACATTAAAACATAATTCATCATGTATCTGTAATAGAGCCAAATCACCTTGCTCATAACAATCAACAATGGCTTTTTTTGTTTGGTCAGCTCCTGATCCTTGAATCAATCTATTCAAAGCTTTATAAGTAAAAGCTCTTTTAATATTACTCGCACCATATTTTGCAGAAGCGTTCTCAAATTTCTCAGGAGTATGAATACCAAAATCTTTTGTTTCCCACATATCAAAACGACATTTTCTTCCAAGTTTAGTTCGAATAACTCCTTCACTGTTTGCTTTTTTCATACATCTATCAGATAGTAATTTTACAAAAGGTGCTCTGCGATTAAACTTAGCAATGAGTGCACTAGCTTCATCAAAACCTAAACCCAACATATTAGCTAATTTATTTTTACCCATACCATACATCAAACCGAGACCAATTGTTTTTGCTTGCTTTCTATCTATACCAACTAAGTCAGCTACAGTTTGATGGAAGTCAGCATCAGCTCTTGTGTAAGCTTCAACAAGCTCTTGTGAACCCTCGTAGCCTTCACCAATACTTGAAGCATAATGCACCACCAAACGAGGTTCTTGTTGAGAATAATCAAAAGAACCCCATTGGTAGTTCTCTTCAGGAAGGAAAAGTCCTCTAATTATTGGTCCGAATTCTTTATTGCGTGCAGGTAATTGTTGTAGGTTAGGACTTGACATACTTAGTCTTCCACTGACAGTGCCTCCTGTATCAGAGCGTAATTGATTTATTTCGGCATGAATTCTACCTTTATGTTCAAACTTCATTATTGAATTTAAAAAGGTGTTGTGAAATTTATTTATTTCTCTAGCCTGCACAATCAATTTAGAAATTTCATGATCAGAATTTATTAGCCAATTTTGTGTAAAACTTGGTTCACCACTTTTAGGTGTTTTAGGATAAGTGATACCTAATTTATCGAAACCAAAAGCAATTTGTCTTGCTGCCCAAATATCTATATCTTTTCCCACAAGTTTTTTTATTTTAAGTAAAATATCTTTTTCTTTTTCAATAAACTTTTTTTGTAAAGAGGACGCTTTTTCAACATCAACTCGAATACCTTTTTTTCTCATCTTAATTAGTATTGGCAACAGGCGTCTTTCAAGATCCCATACAGTCTCTAAATTTTGTGAATGTATCTCATGTTTAAATCTTTGCCATAAAAGGTAAGTGAGCCGTGCATCTTGTTCAGCGTAGTATCCAACATGTTCTGCTGGCAACATCCACATCTCGGCTTTTGGATCAACGCCATGAGCCTGAGCTGCTTCATTCAAATCGGTCTCTGCTTTTAACTCTCCTAGATAATCCTTAGCTAAAGCGTTTAATTTATAGGTGTATCTATTCTCATCAATTAAAGCTCCTGCAATCATGGTATCAACGATCTCTCCTTTAACTTCGATACCATAAGCGTTAAGCCATCCAACATCATACTGGGCATTATGAAAAATTTTTCGGCAAGGTAACGAACAAATGTCATTCATATATCGCAACACCTGTTCTTTAATTAAGTTACCTCCACCGAAATGACCGAAAGGATAATAGCCTTGCCATCCTTCAGTGGCGATAGCAAAGCCGATTATCTCTCCTTGGTTTGTTGCCCAACCAGCTCCTAATCCATTATTGATTCCGTCATCTTTAGTCTCTAAGTCTATTGCAATTTCCTGTGCATCGGACAGATCCTTATATTCACTCGGAGCTGACCAAATATGTTTCTTAAAGTTAAATGTAAGTTGTAGGCTAGTCATTAGCAGTCACTATTTTTTTTTGCCAAGTTGGTTCAGCATCGTCTGTTGGTAAATACACTTCAACATAAGCACCACAATTAGGACAGGATAAATTTGTGACCATACAAAATTCATCATGCTCATCTTCAATATCATGATCGCCACCCCAAATTAATTCTGTATCACAGTGCCAACATTTCATTCGTAGTCTCTTTCTTTTATCATTTCTAAATAGTGAATAGCTTTCTCAATGTCTTTTTTTCCACCACCACCTTCTTGATTATGTCTCGATGTATATTTAATAACATTACCTTCAGGAAATTTTAAATTATTGACTAATATAAATTGACCAGGCTGTATGTGAAAATTTTTATAATGTTTGCTTCCTTTTTTCCAAACATTGTCCTCAACAACTGTGTCATAAAAACCTTTCCATAAATGACCAAACTTATCTAAATCATCTGGGTCTAATTGATTTTTATATTTTTTAAAAAAGCGTGAGAGCATATTTGAGATATCACTTTTCATAATAATCCCTTTCTATTTCCTCCAATAAATCCTCAAATCGTAATTCATTCTTATCTTCTAAAAACTCTATAGTTAGAACCATTCTAATTCCGTTGTAATTTAAAACCATATGATCTTGTTGATTGTTAAGTAAAAACCTACTACCAGGAAAATATTGCAGTTCAATAATTGGATGGTTTACATCAAACTCTTTTCTGAAAAAAGTGTATGAAGTATTAGGTGTATTGATCAAACAGTTTACTGTGACACCTCTATTTGAATCTTTGTGCCAGTTGTACATTGTCTGATGTTCCATTTTTAAAACACCAGCTTTATAAGGATGTCTATCATATAGCCACTTATAAAAATGATCTCTAAATAAAACTTCTTTCTCAATGGGACAAGCTGTAAAATTAAAGTAGTTTACCCATTCAGTTTCAGGATTAAAAATTATGTCATGTAACTCAGGACTGTAAAATTGACCCACTCGAAGTTCTTGAAAAAAAGGTTTCATTATTGCTCCTGTAAATAAATTAAATAGTCTTTTCCGATGGGATAATTAAATCGGAAATCGGTTGATAAAATATGTAAAGTATCTTTGGCTCTTGTAACG